CGCAATGCCTTGCTTGCAGAAACCGATTGGTGGTGCGTCAGTGACAGAACACCTACAGCAGAACAACTGACATACCGCCAAGCTTTGCGTGATCTTCCTGCTAACAGCACACCAAGCCTAGATGAAAACGGATATTTAACAGGGGTTGAATGGCCCACTAAACCTGAGTAAACATGGCAACAACTAAAGCCTAATGGATCACCATTTCCCTTCTTACCCAGAACCAAAGGTATTATGGAACTAGAACAGATAATGCAATCACAAACCTAAAATAAAATGTAGCCATATTTTACTTTATGAAAGTTTCTTAAACTATGTTACCGAAACAGATTTCGGAAACACTCACACTAAGTGTGACACCAAGTGTACCACTAAGTGTTACCCCAATCATACGAAAATAACTGCCTTTTATGTAGAGCCATGAATATAAAAGTGTCTAAAACACCATGAGTGGACATCATCCAAACCCAGCGGATCAATACTACAACTATCCTAGTACAACAACAATAAACACAACGGAGGCTATGCCTGACTTATATCAAATGGTTATGGACTTAGGCATACCAGCCTGTGTCATCATAGCTGCATTTTGGTTCATTAGATACCAAAGTGAACTAGCGAAAAAGGAACGAGAGGAGTTCTGGAAAAAGGACGAAGAGCACGATAGTAGACTCTTGGATATGATCGAGAGATCCTCAGATGCTATTCTTCAGATTAAACTAGCACTCGAAGCTAACACACAAGCAATCAAAGAACTTACACGAAAGTAAATGGAAACAGTCACAGAAAAAACAACTATAAAGAATGGTGGGAAACCCAAGGACGACCCACATATACAACTTATGAAACTTAGATTTTGGGCAAGGTTTCTTATATCGTTACTTGCCTTTGGTCTTTTTGGTTGGCTTGTGTTTACTATGGTGAACAAACCAGATGAATTAGCACAATCGAGTAAAGACCTCATCAACTTAGCATTCGGTGCATTCTTACCGATCATCGGAATGTTAGGTAAACACTGGTTTGAAACAGCACATGACGAACCAGCACATAACCCAGAACCTGATAAACCTAAAGAAGAAGAAGCACAAAATGGTAGCATCGTTACTCCTTAATGTAATCCAAAGTTTAGTCGTAGACCAAGCACAATCATTAGCTAAAGAGCACGTAACTAAAGTTATGGAAGACAACCTCAGTGAGGATCAGCTTAAGCTAATTGATACAGTTGTGGACGAAATGCCTGAGAACACATTTAAGTCAGTGAAAGAATTCCTCGGATGAAACTAAGTAAGAACTTTTCATTGAAGGAACTTACTAGGTCACAGACTGCAATACGACATGGTATTGATAACTCACCTACTTTAGATCAACTCGTGTGCCTCACGGCCTTAACCACGGCAGTCCTCCAGCCAATCCGTGAGGTACACGGACGAGTCAATATTAATTCTGGCCTAAGGGTCTTAGAGTTAAACCGAAAGATCGGAAGTAGCGATTCAAGTCAACATGTTTTCGGTATGGCAGCAGACCTAGAATGTCCCTCAATAGATAACCTAAAACTAGCACAGTGGATTGAAGAGAATCTTAAATTTGATCAACTTATCCTTGAGTTCTACGAGAAGGGAGAACCCACGAGTGGATGGATACATGTCTCCTACAACAACCAAGGAGAGAATCGTGGAAGAGTACTTACTGCTTCTAGGGTAGACGGAAAGACACAATACACAGAAGGTATACATGAGTAGAGGAACAGGAAGAGTCCATAGTGAAATTATAGATTATACACGGAAAAAAAATCCTGGTTTTATCTGGAACTCAAGAACATACCAATGGGAAAAAGATCCTAATTACAAAGGGGATTCTCAAGGGTATCAAGATAACACTATGTACGGCTTAACAGACCAGGAAAAGAAGAATGCCTTATCAGGTAAGCCTTTAGACTATAGGGAGTCATCAAAGATTGGTTTAAGTAAGATAAAGAAGAGAAAAACTATTGATACCAAAGGTAACCTCTTAACCAATATCACTAGTCGTAATAAGTTAAAGATTAAGAAAGGCCAAGGTAAACGAAAGTTTAGACTCAAGAGTCCTTTTGTTGGAGGTATGGGAGGCTCAAGTAATACTAGTAACATAGGACTATCTTGAGATATGAGTAATCTAAATGACTTACACGAAGCCTTAGCTCAAGAGCTACTTCAGAGAATCAAGAGTGGTGAAGCTAAGGCACCAGACCTCGCAGTAGCAGCTAAGTTTCTCAAGGACAATGAGATCACGGCAGTACCAACCAATAACAATGCTTTGAGTCAACTCTTGGAGTCTATGCCGTTTCCTACTGAGGAGGACTTAAAGGAATCTAAAATTGTATGATATTATATACACTAATTCATACAAACCACGTATGCACACGATTTTAATACAACCTATACAAACCTATGAGTGCCAAGTTAAAGATCGCTTACAAGGGCGGTAAGAAGTTATTTGACGCTGCATCTGACTATCTCACTAAGGGAGCAAGTGCAGCTTTAAGAGAAATGGATAAAAAACCTAAGAAATTCTTAGTTAAGGTCAATGGTAAGACTGTAGCAGGATCTGATACTAGAGATGGAGCTAAGAAACTTCAAGAGAGAATGAGGAAGAGTCTTAAGGAAGAAGAACCGAAGAAAACTTTTAAGATCCAAGTGATCTCCCATGAGGATGACCTAATGGAACAAGCGATGCGAATGGGAGCAGGAGGATAATATGCCACAAGGACCAGGAACATACGGAAGTCAAGTAGGGAGACCACCTAAGAAATCATCAGTAGGACTCTCGAAAGCAGGTGGTGACTTTGCGGTAGGACGAAAGCAAGCTAAGGAGTTGAAGAAAAAGAGGAAGAAGAAGTCTAAACTCTCACTCAAGCAGAAGCTACTCAAGGCACTCAAGATCTCTGCAAAGGGAGCAGCTAAAGGTGCAGGAGGTGCACTATCAATACTTAGTGAACTAGCGGTACCTGATCAAATAGGAGCACCTACGTTACCCAAAGGATACCATCAGATGTCTCCGAGACAGCAAGCAAAACACTACAACTCTATGAAAAGAGGTCTTAAGTGAGTAAGAACGTATCCCTCAAGATAGGTAAGCACAAGAGTCGCTCAGGTGGTTTAACGCAAGCAGGGGTAAACAAATACAATCGTGCCACTGGTTCTAATATCAAGATGGCAGTCACTGAGAAGAATCCCAAAGGTAGACGAAAGGCTCGGAGGAAATCCTTCTGTAGTCGTATGTGCGGAATGAAACGAAGGTTGACCTCTGCGAAGACTGCGAGAGATCCAGATTCAAGAATTAATAAAGCACTACGTAAGTGGAACTGTAAATGCTAAAGGAATCACAGAAGCAACGAGAACAACGAATATCTTATCAACGAGCCATTGGTATACGAGAAAAAGGAATGATGCACGATAGGTTTGCTAATGAAGAGTGTGATGTGTGTGGTGATATCCCATGCAGTTGTAAAACCGAAAAGGATAAAGAGGATAAACTTAGGGAGATCCGAGGAGGAATGTGAGTACTGCCACTAAGACAAACCCTGGACTCTGGGAACGTGCAAAGGCTCAAGCTAAGGCAAAACTCGGTGGTCACTCTGCTCGTGCGATGCAACTAGCAGTCAAGATCTACAAGAGTAAAGGTGGTGGATATAAAGGGGGTAAGAAAAGTTCTAATAAACTGAGTAAGTGGACTAAGCAGAAGTGGAGGACCAAATCAGGGAAGCCGAGTAAGGAAACAGGTGAACGCTATCTTCCCTCGAAGGTGATCAAGAACATGTCTTCTTCTGAGTATGCAGCATCTACTAGGGCTAAGAGACAAGGTGGAGGTACAGGAAACGTAGTACCACAACCCAAAGGTGCACGAAAGAAACTCTCTAATTACTTAAAGATACAAAAGAAGTCATGAGTGGAACAGCAGCTAAGATAGTTTTTAAGAGTCTAGGAAAGTATTTCAAAGATAAGAAAATCTTTTCAGAGAAACAGAGAAAAAAGAAATTAAAGATGAGATTAGGAGGTAAATCTAGTCAAGGTCACGCTAGTGATAAACATCTCGGACTCAGAGGTAGACTTCCTGATAGATACACCTCACCTACTGGAACACCAATAGGAATGAGTCCTTCTCAATTAGGTCCGAGGTATAGTTCTCCCTTAAAGATTACGAAGAAGAAAAAGAAATGAATGAGCTAAAGGACTTCCGCAATTTCTTATACATGTGCTGGAGGCACCTCAACCTTCCTAACCCCACTCCAGTGCAATACGATATTGCTGACTTCTTACAGAATGCTCCTAAGAGAGGAGTCATAGAAGCATTTAGAGGAGTCGGGAAGTCCTACATCACGAGTGCCTTTGTTACTTGGAGGTTACTTCATGACCCTGAGACAAAGGTACTCGTAGTCTCTGCATCTAAGATTAGGGCAGATGACTTTAGTACATTCACGCAGAGGTTAATCCATGAGATGCCTATCCTTCAACATTTGATACCTAAGGATAACCAGAGGCAGTCTAAGATCTCTTTTGATGTTGGTCCTGCTAAAGCATCCCATAGTCCCTCTGTGAAAAGCGTAGGTATCACTGGTCAACTCGCAGGATCGAGAGCAGACCTCATCGTAGCTGATGATGTAGAGGTTCCGAATAACTCTATGACCCAGATGATGAGAGATAAACTCTCGGAGTCCGTTAAGGAGTTTGATGCTATCCTCAAGCCTGATGGAATGATCATCTACTTAGGGACTCCACAAACGGAGATGTCTCTATACGAACAACTCCCCAATCGAGGATATCAAGTACGTATATGGCCTGGGAGATTTCCTTCGGAGAAGTTAGTCCAAAAGTACGAAGATAGATTAGCTCCATTCATCCTAGAGAAGTTGGAGAAAGATCCCTCTTTAGTACAACAACCTACTGATCCTCTTCGGTTCGATGATGAGGACTTATTGGAACGTGAGTTATCCTATGGACGCTCAGGATTCAATATGCAGTATATGCTAGACACCTCTTTGAGTGATGCTGATAGGTATCCATTGAAACTATCGGATTTAGTGGTGATGTCCCTCGATAGAGAGAAAGCACCAGAGAAGCCGATCTGGTCCAATGATCCATCAGATAAACTCAATGATGTACCAAATGTGGGACTTCCTGGTGATGCTTTTTACAAACCACAAAAGCTACTAGGAGATTGGATTTCTTATACTGGATCAGTCTTGAGTATAGACCCTTCAGGGAGAGGTAAAGACGAAACAGGATATGCTGTAGTGAAAATGCTCAATGGTTACCTATATGTCCTAGAATGCGGAGGTATCCAAGGTGGGTACCGAAAGGAGAACCTTGAGTTCCTTAGCGTAGTCGCTAAGAGAAACAAGGTAAACCTAGTGTTGATTGAGAGTAACTTTGGTGACGGAATGTTCCTAGAGTTACTAAAACCAGTCTTACGTAAGATCTATAGTGTTACACTAGAAGAAGTAAGAAGTAATATACAAAAGGAGAAACGTATAGTTGACACGTTGGAACCAGTATGTAACCAACATAGACTAATAGTAAACAAAAGTATTATAGATCATGACTACAAGTCTGTCAAGGATTATTCAGCAGAGAAACAAGCGAAGTACATGTTGTTCCACCAGTTTACGAGGATTACTAAGGATCGTGGTGCATTAGCACATGATGACCGCTTGGATGCCTTGGGTATGGCTGTTGCATATTGGGTAGAACAGATGGCTGCTGATGCAGACCAACAGATCAAGGATCGCAAGAGTGACCTCATGGATAAGGAACTAGAGAGATTTATGGCACATGTGGTTGGTAAGGGATACCAAGAGAAACACTTGACCTGGATGTAAAATTGACAAAAAAATCTGAAGGGGTTACGCTATACATTTAATACGGATTTCCCCCATGTGTTCGATTGGTTGAACTTCTGTACAATTTATTGAACACAAGGGATACTAGGCCACAATCAAGGCCACGGCTAGGGGTAAACCATTGTTTTTCTTAAGGATTCTTAAGATTTAATATCTGATGCATTGGAAAATAAGGGATTCTAAAGAATTCATAACTTAAATCTAAGATCTTTGACTGTTTATCTGCTATTGCATCTATTGTTTTTCGTTAGGTAAAAATTGCCTAGTCATTTTTACCTATGGGAAACTTTTGCCTACTTTCGCACCATAGGCAAATCTTGCCTACAATAGGCAATTTTTTCCTCCACATGTGGAAAATGTTGCCTACCTTTGATTCAGCTTGAAAACCTAACGTATTGA